AATTTTATATGTTCTCAATATGCATTTATAGGAGGGGGTCAAAATAACTGTGTTAAACGTGGTATCATGTCCCAATCAGGTAACCACTCATCTGTAGTTGGTGGATGTGGTAACATTATATGTGGTAACTGTTCTTTTATAGGAGGAGGATGTAACAATAACATATGTTGTAGTGCATGTTGTAGTGCTATATTAGGTGGAAAATCTAACTGTATTACTCATGATGATTCATTTATAATAGGTTCTAGTATTACATCAGCATGCAATAGCACTACTTACATGAACAATACAGTTGTAGCCTGCCATTTACAAGTTGGTGGTACTACCACACTTTCTGCAACAACTGGTCAAATTGATGCAACGGGTGATGTTATAGCATTTTCAACATCAGATAGAAGATTAAAATGTAATATTAAACCCATAGATAACGCTTTATGTAAAGTAATTGGGGTATCTGGTAATACATTTGATTGGAAGCCTTTATCTAAAGAAGAAATACAAAATATCCATAGTCATAAAGGAAAAGATGTAGGTGTAATAGCTCAAGAAATAGAAAAAGTATTACCTGAAGCAGTAAGAACCAGAAAAAATGGATATAAAGCCGTTGATTATGAAAAAATTGTACCTTTATTAATTGAAGCAATTAAAGAACAACAAAAACAAATTGACGAACTTAAATCTAGACTATAATGGCATTACCATCATCAGGGCAGATATCTCTAAGTCAAGTAGCTACTGAATTTAATGTATCTCAACCTAATATTTCATTATCAAATTTAGGTGCAAGTCCTTATAACACAACACCTATTACCGTAGGTCAGCCTGTAGAATTAGGAGATAGTTTTTATGGTGAAAGTAGTATAGGTTTATCTAGTGAATTATATAGTGATAATTTAGCATCTTCTACATCCTGGGGTACATTTAAGGGAGTAAATGAAATTGATTTAACCCCATTTAAAGGAAGAACATGCAGATTAGCAATTCACTACTCAAATGGAACAACAGGTACTTCATACCGAGGTGATTTTCAAATAGGATCTATTATCACATTTGGAACAACTTCTTTAAATTTTCAATATAATCAAGCTGATTGGCAAACCACTAGAGTAAACACAGCTGCTACTAAAACGGCATATGATGCTGCTACTTTTTATCAATTCGCAGATGGAACAACATCAGGTAGATGGAATAGAAGAAATACAAGTAATACACCCTCTAGTGGAACAGGTGTAGCTCCTGGTTCAGGTAATCCCCCAGGTACACAATATTATGCTTATACTGAAACTTCTGGTGCCTCTTCTACTATGTTAGGATATGGGTTTTGGCTTAGGGGTCCAGCAGTAACCTTTGCTTCAAGTGGGAATGATATAGAACTTGATATTGCTCATTCTGGTAGTAATATGGGAACATATAAAGTGTTTTTAGATGTTACTGTTTAATTAATTTTTTAATATTTATAAAATATGGAATACTTTTGGAACATAGGAAATTTAACAAGACACGCATCTGATGGGTTAGTATACAATGTAGAGTATACATACGAGACTTGGGCGAGTAGTTCGGCTGTAAGCAAAGGGGGTACAGTTATAGTTACTGGATCACCATCTGATCCTAATTACATCCCTTTTGAAGATTTAACATCAGATATAGTATTAGGATGGATTACAGGAAGCTTTGATATTCCGGCTATGCAAACAGAATTATCTGCTTCATTAAATGAATTATTAACTTCTCAATCAATTGCAGGAACACCTTGGTAAATAATTACAAATTTTTATGTTTTAAGTAAAAATTTTCATATTTATAATAAAATAAAAAATTATGGATCACGTTTGGAAAATATATGATTTAAAAAGAGTAATATCTGATGGTATGGTTACTCAAGCTACTTATGCTTGTGAATCACAAGAAAATAATTCCTCAACTAGATACATAGGAGATATTGAATTAACAACAGGTTCTATATCAGATCCAGGTTTTGTTACATATGATGATTTAACTCAAGATGATGTTTTAGGATGGGTTACAGGAAGTATTGATACAGCATCAATTGAAACAGAAAACTCAGCTTCTATTGCTCTTGATATTACAACACAATTAGCGATTACTGAATCAAATGGTACTCCTTGGTAAAATAATTAGGAGTATTTAAATAAGTTTTATATATTGTTGTATCATAAAAAAGTTATAAATGAATATTATATTCCAAATAGATGGGGGTTTAGGTAAAAGTATCATAGGCACAGCCATGGTAAAAGTCATCAGAAAACGCTATAAAAATTCTAAAATTATAGTAGTTACAGCTCACCCTGATATATTTTTAAATAATCCAAATATTAATGAAGTTTACAATCATAATAATATAAATGGTTTTTATTTAAAATTTATTAAAGATCAAGATTGTAAAATATTTGTTGAAGATCCCTATAGACGCAACGAATTTATTTTAGAAAAACCTAAAAATTTACTTAAAACTTGGTGTGAATTATTTGGATTACGTTATAATAATGAACAACCCCAAATATATCTTACTCAACCTGAAATTGATTATTTTTCTCCTTATTATAAAACAGATAAACCTATATTAGCTATTCAACCTAATGGAGGTCCTGCAGGGTTAGGTTATCAATATGCTTGGACAAGAGACATCCCAGAACCTACTATTTTAGAATTAATAGATCATTATAAAGATGATTATACTATTATCCATATAAAAAGAGAAGATCAAAAAATATATCCTGATACAATGCAGGCATTAGATGGGTTTAGAAGTATAGCTATATTACTTCAATTATCTAATAAAAGATTATTAATAGATAGTTTTGGCCAACACATGGCAGCTGCTTTAGGTAAAAAATCTACAGTATGTTGGGTTGGAACAAAACCAGAAATTTTTGGATATAAATTACATGATAATATTAAAGCAAATCCTTTTACTAAGGAACCAAATTTAACATCAGCGGTATATAATCCTTTTGGTTTATCTGAAAATATTCATAATATACCCTATGTAGATTTAAAAGAAATATTTAATACTAATAAAATTATAGAATCAATAAATAATCAAAAATAATATATTAGTTAATAGGTTAATAACAACCTTATCACCATAATTATCGTTAATTAATAGACCAACGTTTAAATGACGGTAAAAACGTATTAATTTGTATTTAAGATGTAAAACCAAACCAAAAAACAACCTTAGAATATACATGAAGTTTTAGTAAATTTGGAATAAATAAAAATAGTTAAATATTTATAATAAAATAAAAATAAAATGAGTAAAAAGAAAAATATTAAGTTATCAGAAGAAGAATTAAAAACTCTTAGAGGTTACCAACAAACTCAAAACCAAATCACTTTTGATTTAGGTAATGTTGATATTCAAAAGGCAATATTAGAAGGTCAAAGAAGTTCAATTTTAGATGGGTTAGCAAATTTACAAGAGAAATCTAATAAAACTGCTAAAGAACTACAAGATAAGTATGGTGAAGGAAATATCAATTTAGAAACTGGAGAATTTACTTTAACAAAATAGTTTTTTGAAAAGGTTTTTAATATTTATAATAAAACAATATTAAAATAAGAAAATAAAATGGCAGAAACGTTAATATCTCCAGGTGTACTAGCAAGAGAAAATGATCAATCCTTTGTTACTTCGCAACCCGTTGAAAGAGGTGCAGCACTTATAGGCCCCACAGCTTTGGGTCCAGTAGAAAGACCAACTTTAATTAGTTCTTTTAGTTCATACCAAGCATTATTTGGTGGAGCTTTACAAAGTGGATCTAATGAATATACTTATCTTACTTCAATAGCAGCAAACCAATATTTTCAAAATGGTGGTAATTCTTTATTAGTAACAAGAGTAGCTTCTGGATCAAGTGCAAATTGGAGCTCTGCAGTTTCAACTACAATTCAAAATAGTATAGAATCAACAACAGCTGGACTTGTAGGTAGCATACTTAGTGGATTACAACCAAATCAAGGTAGTGGATCAGCTGCACCAGCAATATATTCTAATGTACCTTTAATAACAGATACTGGAACAGGAGGAGGTGCTACAGCAAATGTAATAACTAGCAATGCAAATGGAATATTAATAGTTGGTACTTTAACTTTAGGTAGTGGTGGTACAAGCTTAGTTGATAATGTAGGATATACTGGGGTAGCCTTAGGAGGATCATCAACTGGAACAGGTGCAATTGCAACTGTTGTAGTATCAGGAAATGCAGTTACTTCTATTACAATAACTACTGTAGGAAGTGGATATGTAGTAGGTGATCAATTAACAATTGATGCTACTGATTTAGGAGGTACGGGTACTTACACAGTAGGTGCTTTAACACAACCTCAAATATTAACAGAAATATCCTCTGTAATAATAGCAGAAGATGGAGCGGGTTATGCCCCTTTAGACACAGTAAGTATAGCCACAGCAAATATTGGCTCACCAGCCCAAATTCCGGTATTTGATCTAACAGATGCAATGATTGAAAATGAAAGCGCATTTGAATTAGAAACAATTTCAGAGGGTAGAATAATGAATAATACATCCCCTGTAGGATCAGATACTTCAGGTACCCAATTAATAGGTGGGGCATTAGTTAGTGGATCTGCCCAAAATCTAAGATGGCAAATTACAAGTGTTAATACTTCTTCAGGAGTGTTTTCGTTAGCAATTAGACGTGGTGATGATGATACAAATCGCCCTGTAGTATTAGAAACTTTTAATAATATTTCATTAGATCCATTTGCTTCAAATTACATTTCAAGAGCAATTGGTGATATTTCAACTACTTTAATAACAGAAGGGTCAGATACTTTTTTACAAGAATCAGGATCTTTCCCACAAATCTCTAGTTATGTTAGAGTAAGAGCAGTTAATTCACCTACTCCACGTTATTTTGAAAATAATGGTATTGCAAAGGATGAATATACAAGTTCTTTACCAATATTAGGATCAGGTTCATTTGATGGAGCATTAGGATCAAATATACCAGTAAATAGAGTAGCTAATTTTTATCAAAACATTAATGCTACTGATTCACAAGGATTAGTAGGATCTGATTATACTAATGCAATTGCATTAATGGCTAATCAAGATGATTACCAATACAATGTAATATCAGTACCAGGTTTAACAAATCAAACACATGCTTCACAAATTGCTAGTTTAATGAATACTTCAATTCAACGTGGTGATAGTATTGCTGTAATTGATTTAGTATCATATAATCAACCAATAAATACTGTAGTAAATCAAGCCGGTGGTATTGATAATAGTTATTCTGCTGCATATTGGCCTTGGCTACAAACAATTGATCCAAATTCAGGACAATTAGTTTACATACCAGCTTCTACGTTTATACCGGGAGTATATGCGTTTACAGATGCTTCAAGTGATCCATGGTTCGCACCAGCAGGTATTACTAGAGGAGGAATGGGACAAGTTGTTAGAGCTGAAAGAAAATTAACATCTACAAATAGAGATACTTTATATGAAGCTAATATAAACCCAATAGCAACTTTTCCACAACAAGGAGTAGTAGTATTTGGTCAGAAAACGTTACAAAAAGCGGCATCGGCATTAGATAGAGTAAATGTACGTAGATTATTAATTACACTTAAGAATTATATTTCTCAAATTGCTGATAATCTAGTATTTGAACAAAATACAATTGCAACAAGACAAAACTTTTTAACACAAGTTAACCCTTATTTGGAATCAGTACAACAAAGACAAGGATTATATGCTTTTAAAGTAGTAATGGATGAAAGTAATAACACACCAGATGTAATAGATAGAAATGAGTTAATAGGACAAATATTTTTACAACCAACTAGAACAGCTGAATTTATATTATTAGATTTCAATGTATTACCAACTGGAGCAACATTCCCAGCGTAAAAAGAAAAAAGATAAATATTTATAATAAAATAATAAAATAAAATGGCAGTATTAAACCCAAACGAAATATTTTTCACAGCATTTGAACCAAAACAAAAGAATAGATTTATCTGTTTTGTAGATGGATTCCCAGCTTACATTATGAAAGGTGTAGGAGCTGTAACTGTAGAACAAGGAACAGTAGCTTTAAACCACATTAATGTTGAAAGATATGTAAAAGGTAAAACAAAATGGGGTACAATTGAATTTACATTATTTGATCCAATCACTCCATCTGGTGCACAATCAGTAATGGAATGGGTTAGATTACACCATGAATCAGTAACTGGTAGAGATGGTTATAGTGATTTCTATAAGAAAGATCTTACAATCAATGTACTAGGACCTGTAGGTGATATCGTCTCAGAATGGATTATCAAAGGAGCAATGATTACAAATGCTTCATTTGGAGATTTTGGTTGGGACCAAGAAAATGCTGCTCAAGAAATTACAATGACTGTACAACCAGATTATTGTGTATTAAATTTCTAAAAATTTTACCCACCCCTAATTTGAAAAATTGCTTGGCTTCGGTCAAGCTTTTTTTTATAT